TTTTTACTTGCACAATCAAAACCAACACCTAATTCATTTAATAATTTAGTAATAATTGGATTAGGATTACATTTAACAGCATAAAATGGTTTAATTCTTGGTAATAATTTATTCCATTTTTCATATTGTTCTATTATATTTTTAATATTTACAATAAAAAAAGCACTGTCATCTTCGTTATTTTCTAAATATTTACTTATAACATCTGTAATATTATTATATTTTTCATCAGATAAAGTAAAATTAGAATATTGTATTAATTCTGTGTAATTTTTTAATATTTCATTTATATTCATTTATATTTTATATTAATATTAATATTTATTATATTTAAGTAAATTACATAAATATGAAAGTTTATTTTTTAATATTACTTATATCTATCTTTGAAGCTATTGCTCAATCATCAATAAAACATGCACATGATAATATGTATTATTTATTTATTGGTATATTATTTTATATATTTGTATCTCTTTTAATATACAAAGCTTATGAACACAAGGGATTAGGAATGGTTAATGCGATATGGTCTGGATTTAGTATTATAATAATGGTATGTATTGGTATTTTTATATTTAATGAAAGAATTAAAAATAATGAAATTATAGGTATAATATTTATTATAATTGGTATTATATTAACAAATGAAAACTGTTATACTTATATTAAATATATTAATAATAATTAGTAGAATATTATGAAATATATATTTATAGATATTCGCAAGAGTGACGAGGTATATAATAAAAGATTTGCACCATCAGGAGATTATGGATATTATAATATTCCAATGGATATGATTAGATTTAATCAATATACCATACGCAAACATCTTGAATATGCTAATGAAATATATATAGTATGTAGATCCGCCACGCGTTCTCAATATATAAAATATAAATATTTTGCGAATGATGCAAATATAAAAATAATTAAGGATTTACAATTTAATAATTTAAATTATGGTGATAATATAATTAAAATTAATAATGATATACTTCGCGTAAAGGTAGAAGGGACACCTGGAATTAATTTTTATAGCATAATGCGTATAATTCAAACCTTCTTAGGATTATTAATAATAATACTTGGTGGTATGACATATATAGAATTGAGTAAATATAAGAATGCTAATGTTATACCATTAATTATTCTAATTATATTTGGATTAATGGCTATCATAAATGGCCTAACATCAACATGTACATTATCTATAATATTACAAGATTACTTAAATTAAGAATTATATTATTAAATAACTTAGTGCATTTTGATAAATAATAAATGGTTATAAATTATAATTTTATTTTTAGATAGACTTTATAACTTTTTATACCTTTTACATTTCAAAACACTCTTTATTTTACAATAAAAATTTTAAAAAATGATTACACAATTATATATTATTATATATTATTATATATATGGAATTAAATGATATTATTTCACAAATTAAAGAAAATAATAATTGGAAAAGTGAAAGTAGAATAGTTGGTGAGGCTTGTGAATATTATGTTAAAAATAATATAAATTGTGTCATATGTAATACTAAAAATTATGAAAAATATAAAACAAACGAAAAATCAAAAGATTTATTTTGTATTACTTGTAATCAAAAATTTCAAATAAAAGCAAAAAGTGCTACTCATAAACAAGTCAATAATATTAAATGTAAAAATAAATTCAAGACTATCGGTGGTGAATATTCAACCACATTAAACAATATTGATGAAAAAATAGATTACATAATTATTTTATATGAAAAAAAAACTTATATAATATTATGTATTTTATACATATCAAATGAAAATATAAATTTTAATTGTATTATACCACGAAATCCATTATCTTCAAATGCTAAACGAGCTGGATGGCAAGGATGTAATATAATATTTGATAATATACAAATAATAAAATAATATCAGTGTTTGAAATGTTGAAAAAGAGTACATAATTTTATTTTTTATATTAACTTTTATAAAAATATAATAATTAAAAGATTTTCAAGATTATGTACTCAAAATATAAAAACACATATTATACATAGATATACATAGATATACATAGCTATACATACTTATCCATTTATAATACCAGCAACAATGACACCAATAATTCCGCTAATCATGCTCAATTCTTGAATAACCTTGCGATTATTATATATAATAGCACTGCTAACCTGCATACCAGTTATAATCGGATTTGATATATAATCCATTTTTACATAACTATTTAATTTTTCTGCCATGTTAAATAGCGAGCTATCTTCACAATTTGTTCCACCATTAGAATTGTAAGCAATTGCTTTGACATTATTGCAAATGATACATTCATAATTACCTTCAATATTGTTATATGTTCCTGCATCACACTCAATACACTTATTTTTATATTCATAATATCCAATAGGACATTTTTTACAATCATTATCATTGGTAATAATAGAGCCAGTAGGACAAATCAAACAATCATTGGCATTATTCATATAAGGCATATATTCCCTATGTTCAATTGCACACTTTTTGCAACTATTACGATATATAGCAAACGGATTTTTGCCAACAACACTACCAATAGGACATAGAGTGTGTATCATATCATTTGTACTGGCTTTCTTGCAATGATTACTGCCTTTATTGGAAACATAACCCTCCGGACAGTGAAGGCATGTAGCATTGTTTTTTGCACGGTAATGATTTTCTGGGCATATTTCACATATAACCATGAGGGTATCATTTTTAGATACTTCATAATTGAAGAAATATCCCTCATCGCAGTTTGTCATGGTAACAAATTCAGACAGCCTGTCAAAGTTTTCAGCTATCTCGTTGTGTTTTCTTACAGCATCATCGCGTTCATTCTGAATACGATGGCGGCAACTACAAGAACTACCCCTGATCATACGTGATGTACGAGCATCGGTATAAACGATGGCGACGGTGAGAATGATTGCAAATAACTTAGTCATTTTTATGACTATAACAAAAAAATAATTAAATATCATTTTTTTTTAGAATTAGAACAATTTTATCTCATGCGATCTCTAACAGCTACTAAATCTAAATCTCTTACACGATAATATTCTTTTTTTTTATTTGGTAAATATCTTTCAATTATGAAAGGTAATTTGCCTTGCTTCAATTCTTCAAGAGCAACTTGTCTCAACTCCATATTACTAGATATTTTTTTAACACCATTTACAAATGGTGTAGCACCAGATGATAATTGTTGTGTACGCATCCCAATAATCTTGTCAAATTCATAAACAGTCATTATTGGTTTAGAGATTTTATCCTTACTTAGCAACTCGTTAGTTTTAGAAACATCTTCTATATGATTTGCTTTATATGACAAAGACATTAGTTAATATAACTCTAATATATATTAATATCATTTTTTTATTTTATATAAAAATAAATTAACAATATTAAAAAATGAATAAAAGAATACATGAGGGAACGACATATCTAAGTAATGGTGTAAAAGTATCTAAGAATAATATAATTATTAAATTTTTCGGAGAACTTGATGAGCTAAGTGCAGAGATTGGATATATTAATACATTGGTATATAAATATCTTATAAAAGATAATAAATATCCAAATTTAATAAAAAAATATTATGAAATACTATATGAATTTCAAAAAGATATTAATGCAATTGAAGGAAATGTTTTATTGAAAGATAGTTATAAAGAATTAAGTACCAATAAAATAAAGGATTATCTTGTAGAAATTAATAACATATTACCAATACAATATAATTTCGTTTTGTCTGGCGGTAATATAACAATTGCTTCTATATTTAAAGCACGTGCAAAATGTAGAGCGGCTGAAAGAAGACTTGTTTCAATGAATTATTATTATTTTAATTCAAATTTACTTACATCATCAGATATAGAATGTATACAAAAATGTCTTGAATTTATCAATATATTATCTGACTATTTTTATATTCTTGCAAGATATACTTATAATATATTAGAGATTGAAGAAATTATAATTTAATATTTTTCTATATTACGATTTAAATTTTTATAAATTTTCATAGTTATATATAAAATTATAAATAGCTGTATAAAACTAAATGTGATTATACTATAACTATTAATTAACATACCCCATATAATCCATAAGAAATATATAATAATTATTAAAATATAAGAATAAATATCTAAATCATCTGTTTGATTTGTTTTGAATATTTTATAAGCTTGTGGTATAAAAGCAATCGTAGATAATATACCAGCAATTGTAGCTATTATTTCAGCATAAATAGTATTTTTCATATTCTCTAAACTAATAATGACATATTAATTACCCTTTAATAATATTTTTCTTATTTATATTAAAAGGGCATCCCAATGGAATAGTACAATTATAAGGGATTTCTCTTTTAACATTAATCCTTTCTTTGCATATTTCACAAATCTTAGTATCAGATAATACTACTCCATTCTGTTTTAAATCTAAATACGAATCGCTAAATAACTTATTGTATTTAATATTATAAGATTTATCTGCTATTGACATATATATACCATAACATTCAATGTTAATTGTACAATTTAAAATAATAGCGATCTTAATAAAATATGATTTCATTGTAATTTTGTTTAAAAAAAATAATATAAAACCAAAATCAATTTTTAATTTTGTTTCCAAGTTTCTCCACATGTTTCACAAACATATAAATATTTCATGTTCTTTGAATCATATTTAATATAAATTACTTGATTGTTATCTGGTGTAGCCTCGCATTCAGTATTAGGACATGAAATATGAGGGTCCTTAATTCTTCTTAATGTAGGATCAAAACGTAGATATTTATTTACATTTTGATTGTATAACAAGTCATCTTCACTATATATAGTTTGTGATATTCTAATAGCAGAATTTGTAGTTTCTACTTTTTCAAATTTACAATGTTTGCAATATTTTACTAATTGTTTATTTTCATTTGTTTTTACATATAGCATATTGTCACACACTTCGCAGAATTCCATTTTATATTAGTTATAAGAAAATTATAAATTTTATATAATCATTTTTTATTAAATAAATGATTATATAAAATTCTTAATATATTAATATATTAATATAATATGTTTGAGTTAAAAGATATCATCAACGATATATTTAATAATGATTCGTGCTATTCGTGTTGCAATAGTAAAAACGGAAAGGATACTATAATTATTCAAGCAAGACACAATAAGGTATATGATTGTAGTAGATTTAAGCAAACAATCGCGAGAAAAAATAATTATAACGATAAAGATGTTAAAAACGAATTGGAATATCTAATGAAAATTAATCAATCATCTTCATCATCATCATCAAGACGATATCCAATTCCT